CACGATTCTGACGCGGAAAGGTGGTCTATCACGCACACCTGCTTGAACGGCAAGCAAAACCATAAGAATTTTGCGCCGACCGACAGGAAGTTGCGCCGCCAGCGGTGTGCTGCATCGACCATGGAGGGATAGAGCCCTTCCTCATCAATGAACGTCACCGTCAGCTGCTTGGGGTCGAGTTCGCCGGAGAGAATCATCTCATACACGAGGTTGGCCATGCACAGGCTGTCCTTACCGGAGGAAAACGACAGATAGATTTTGCAGCCGTTTGCGAACACATTGCGGATACGGATTTTCGCCGCTTGCAGCACGTTCATGCTGCTTTCCACTACTTTCACAGGCATATCAGTTCACCACACTTCGGGCAACGGATGCACCTGTGCTGCTCCACGCCGCTGTCCGCCTCTGGAGCAGCTGTTTGCGGTTCAGAAGGTGTAGACACCTCCAGCACTGTGGAGGGCTGCTGCGGGGCAGCGGAGACGGTAGGAGCAGGCTGCGGGGCGGGAGCCACCGGGTAGGTCGGTGTTTCGGCATACGGAACGTGTTCCTCTGCCTGATGGCGGCTGATGGGTGCGATCTCGTTTTCCGGGAAATCGCCGTAGGAGCTGATTACTTCATCAGCTTCATCCGTGGTGCTGTTCAGCATTTCCAGCAGGTCAGCATCCCAGCCCGGAACGTCCACATCGCCGTCCAGTTCCTTGACCAGTTCTTCGATGGCATCCACATCGGTAAAGCCGAGTTCATAGACCTTGTTGTCGGCCATCATCAGCTTTTTCTTCTGCACATCGGTCAGCCCGGCCATCACATAACAGTCGCAGGTTTCCCGACCCATGCGGAGCAGGGCTTCGTACAAACCGTTGCCGGCAATGATTTCGCCATCCTCGGCAACGACCAGCGGCTTCACCTGACCGAACATCTCAATGCTGCGGATGTACTCGGTGATTTGCTTGTCGGAGTGCCGGCGGATGTTGTGGGTAGGCTTATGCAGCTCTGCCAGCTTCTTTACCGTGATGTTCATCGTGCGGCCTCCTTCCTGTCAGAAACGAGGTCCAGAACGATGGAGAACAGGACGGCAGCTACGACAACGTAGATGCGGATCGTGCTCATCAGCTGCCAGATGCCCATAACGCCAAGCGGAATCAGGATCTGCCACGAGGCCACGGTGAGAACATCCAGTGCGAAGCCAAACTTCTTGCCGAAAACCAGATATTCGCAGTAGAGATAGGTAGACAGCGAGGAAATGGCGATGACCGTAATCAAAATAGCTTTCATTACGTTCAGCACCGGGCTGAAGCGCACCCATGTGAGCAGCGCAGCCAGCACCATGTAGATGCCAAACATCACGCCCGCCAGCACGAAGGCCTTTTTCATGTTTCCGCGCTTGGTTCCGTCCGTATTTTCATCGTTGTACTCAAACAGCGAATAGTAATACGGACAAGCAAATGGGCCAGGCAGCAGAAGTAAGCCGTTGTACACGCCCGCCTTAATACCAGCGGCGTTTACGCCGGGGTCGATGACGGCGAACGTGCCGCCAGTGTACACCAGAGCAGCAGCCACTACTACGGCCAGCAGGCCATAAACGACCACCCATGAAAAGCCATCGGACAGCACGTTGCGAATCATGCCGTCTTTGAGCAACATAATCAGGAACGCCACACAGGTGACGTACACGATAATCATGCCGCCCTTGGTTCCAATGGGTGTATCGCCAAAGATCTCGTAGATGCCGCTCATCTGAGTCCACGTCTGAAACAGCGTCAGCAGACCGATGAAGTAGAACATCACCTTGCTCTGCATGATGCGCCGAATGGACGGAACACGGTCAGCGAACAAACCGAACGTGATACATGCCAGGGAATTGAACACTGCCCAGATGATTGCCGGAACTGCTCCGTATCGCAATGCAATGGTGCGGAAGTTCATCAAGCTGCCTACTCCTGCCCACGATGCAACGATGGAGCAGGCGTAGAAAATAGTGGGACTTGCCTTGAATTTCGCCTTGATTTTCTGATACATGGAAAAATCTCCTTCTTTGCGGCTGGACACGGCGAAATGTCCAGCTTGCAGCACCTCAGCTTTTCGGGGTGCTGCGGTAATGCCACACGCAAAGGAGAGCAGCGTGCGGCTCGGAATCCTCCTTTCAGGTATAAAAATAGCGGCACCCGCCATTTCTGGCAGGCACCGCTTGGCTTGATTCGGATTTTGCATCCTAATCATATCACTTGGAGCAGCCGTTGTCATCGGAATCCACCGGTAAGCATCGGCTTTCCTCCGAAGCCGTCCGACAACGTCCGTCATCGGGTGAATCAATCTGCATTGATTTTTTATATTTTCAGTTTGAATTTAACTTTTGGCGGTCAAAATGTGAAACTCGTTTTTATATTTGGCCGCATTTTATGGAAATATGAGATTGAATTTGAGTTTTTTGGGCAAAAATAAAAAGCCCCGCAAATGCAGGGCTTATCGGTCAGTTTTTGGCGAGGTAGTTGTATGCCATCCGGCTGACCCCATCTTCGGTATATCCTTTACCGAGAACTCCAGCAACTTCCGCCCACGAGTAGCAGCGCACAAACCGCAGCCTGAAAACCAGATACATCCGGGCATCCATGATGCTCTTGCAGTACGCTTCGACCTTGGGCTTTTCTTCCGCTGCCCGTTCTTCCAGCCAGCGGATGCGTTCGTCCATGTCTGCCAGTTCTACGGCCAGATCTCCGACTTTATCCCGGACGCCGGGTGTATGGGGCATCCCGGTCAGCTGAGGGGAGGCAGGGGTGATTCTCTGCCGCAGCCCCTCTAAGGCTTCACGGTCTTTTTCGAGGGTCATCTGAATGTCATAATACTTGGACAATTCCTGTAATGTCACAGCCTACCTCCGTCATAATTCAGCTGCCGTTTTGCAACGGTGCTTCTGTTATTTTATCACATTTTGCCGTTGGAAGATAGACAGGAAGCCCAGAAATTATGTGGTCTGCTCCAATTTTGCACAATCCCGGCACCTCATAGGCCTGACCGTTGGAATCGGTGCGCTGGATAGGCGGGTCAAGGGGTATGTAGTTCTTGCAAGACAGGCAGCTCATTCTTCCACCCTCTCGATTTTCGGGAACGGTTCATGCCCCAGCGGAACGGGCTTGAACGAACGATTTGTCGTCCCGGGGGATTCTCGCTTTTCCCCCGGGGAATCCAGCCACTGCTGGTGCTCGATGGCGTGTACAAGGTCGATGCACGTTCCCCATGAATCGTGCTGCCGCTCGCGGTATCCCAGCGGCGGATAGGCCAGCTTGTAGGCGGCCTCGAACATACTTTCGAGATTGTGGTGCCGTTCATTAAGGACACCGTACTGGCGACTATCCTTATACGCCTCGGCTCGATCTACTTCATCATAAACTAAGTCTTCGGCCAGAGCGTCGAACTGCCCCATGCGTAGCCTCATGTACTCGTCCACGGCCAGTCCGATGACGCGCAGCTGCTCTTCCGAAACCTCGATTCGGTACTTCATTTTCATCACCTCAAACACGCCAGTCTTCAGGAACTTCGTTTGCGATAAGGCAGCTGCCATCTTTTTTGTCGCTGAAGATGCATTTCTCGCAACAATCCGGATCCACATTGTTTTGCCCCTTGCAGAAATCCTTTAGAAGGGTTGCTGCATTTTTTGCAGATGTTGTAGCGTCACACCATGCTCGACCCAACAAATCGAGCATTTCATCCTTTTCTCGTTTGGACTCGCAGTGAATCGTTATGTCATAAGAATCGTCGTAGGCTTTCCACCTTCCGTCCTTTCCACAAAATAAAATTGACCTCTCGTTCACGTTTTTTTCTCCTCCTTTTTCTCGTTTTTACGAATGCATCTGAAATACGCGGACTGCTGAATATAATCCGCATCTTCTGCGATTGACCGTACAGACGAATTGTCGGATCTGATTTCAAAGGAATTTAAGATAAACTGTTTCAAGTCATACGGACTATAATCTTCAATCGACTTGCCAAAAAATGCGGTGAGAATATCAATAATGGTTTCCTCGTGCCGCGCAAAACTGCACGCATAGACCTTATGCTCAGGAGCAAAATAAACCCAATATGTAAAGCGTGCTTTGTCATGGTTCGCTTTTATGTTAAGGCAAACTGCATCCGTTTTTAGAAAATGAACCGCCCGGTTTGTTATCAGATTCAGTTCGCTTTCCCCAACCGTGCAGCCGTTCGGAAACAAGTCTTCCATGAACCGTTGAAAATGTTGATTTCCTGCATCCCCATCAAACACATCGTGCCAAGTAGAGCCGTAATCTTCCAGCAGTTCCTCTTTCTGCTCAAAAAGAATGGTACAGGCCAGCTTGACAAAGTTTGCCGGAGATTCAACCTTGAAATGTAGCCGTTCAGCTGCCATGCTGCACCTCCAGTTCTGGCTTTCGCACCACCTCAATCACAACCACCGGGGTGTTTGATGTGATAGTGAATTGATAGACTCCCGGTTTCACTTCATTCGCAGACACATTTATCATGTCAGGGCTTATGCCATTCGCATTGCAGATGCTTTCTTTCAGCCATTCCTCACAGTTTTTCACCATCTCATTTGTCTTCGGAGTTATGGTAAAATACTGACTTAAAAATTGAAGATGAATTTTATCCAGAATCTGCTGTGCCGAATCGCCAACTTTATCCATAGCACCGTTCCTCCACGTAGCACCAGCTTTGGGGTGGGCGTTTCAGATAGCACCCTTCAATGGCGCATTCTGGCGGCTGCATCCAACTGTCAGACGGCATATAATTCTCGCATTCCGTGTTCCCGCAAACATTCGTTCCGTTCATGCTTTGAAAATCGAAGTGGACGAACTCGTGCAGATTGCGGGGCTTATCGTAGATTTTGAGGTCGGAGATGTGCCATCCATACAAATTACGAAGTGACACGGCGGGGTTGTCCCATCCGGCGTACTTTTTCACCTCATCGTAGGTAAGGCAGCACCCCGATACTTCATTTCGGATGCTAAACGGACCCGGTGATGTAATAGTCGAAATGCGGTCACATACAAACTCGCCAATGACCATTCGAGTTTTGTCGCGAACGCTATCCGGCAGGTACTTATCACACTTTATAAATTCAGGCTTTCCGTGGTGGATTTCGCCACCCATCGTTTCTTCTCCATCCTTAAAAATGGTGATAAGATGCTGTGGGGCTTTCGTGCAGTAGATGTACACTTTGAACGGCGTTTCCAACTTCGGACGGGTCTTACGCACCTCAACAGTTTTCTTGCCTCGTACAATGAGGTTGCACCATTCCGGCTGGATACTGATAAGAACGGCCTTGCTCATTTTGCCACCTCCGGCGGCTCCAGCAGCGGAGCCCAGAACTTCACAGCACCATAGGGCGTATCTGCCGCTGGGCGGCCATCCTCGATGTACCACTTGCCGTTTTCAATCCAGCCCTTCATGGTGTTCCGACTCTCGCAGCAGACCCACACAAGTTCGCTCATGATGCAGCAGTGCTTCTCTCCCGCGTTCTCCCAGCTTTCATCGTGGACAGGCGGCGGGTTTTTGGCATCGTGCCACGATACACGACGGATAAAATCAACGACCATCTGGCTGGCTTCTCGGAGGGTCTTCGCTGTGGCCTCCTTGCCCTTGAAGCCATTGTAATACTCGACCTCGGCCAGAGCGTCCATATCGGTTTTCGGGTCGATAAAGCGCAGGGCTTCTTCCAGCGTCATTTTGCGTTCCTCCTTTTCAGACATACCCACGGATATCCGTTTCTGCGCGGGCTATGCGTGTAAACCATCGTTGCACTGCGGCAGAAGTTGTACTCTGCACATCCCGCACAAAAATCCTTGCGGTTCTCGTAAAGCGTTTTGACTTCATAGTCTGGCGGGGCATCAGGGCTGACTCTCTTGGAGTACATAAGCATACTGTCCCAGTAGAACCTGACCTCGTCGGCTTCTTCCTGCCGGCTGATCCGCCCGGAAACATCGATTGCGACAAGCGCGATGGACAGCAGCACCGCGATGCCGATGCCGGCAGGAATTACAATTGCCCAGTTCATTCTGTGTACCTCCGTGTGTCCTTGTTCCAGTGCAGCGTGATAGGGTTGCCGCACTTGCAGGGAATGGTGATCTCCGGCTCCATGATGTTGGTCTTGCCTTTGGCCACCAGCCCGCAGCAGCCGCAGGCGAACTCATAGGGGGCGAGCCCCCTCTCAAGCGAGATCGTAGCCCCGCAGCGGCAGCCTATGGACATCTGCGGAACGTGGAGATATGTACCGAACTCCTTGCCGCAGCAGGGGCAGGTCAGGCGCAGAAGCCCACGTGCGCCGGGCTCCGGCGGGCGATTACTCTTTCTCATGGTCGGCTCCTTTCTCGGTCTGAAACTGAATCACTTCCCGGAACAGCAGCTCATTGTTGTGCTCCGATTCAGTCATAAAGTTGATGTACTCCCGGAACAACTGGCGGTCATGCTGCTGCCGGCTGGTTTCGCCCAGCAGGGCACCGATAGCCACGCCCACGGCCAGCACCGCAATGTTGATGAAGATCTGATCAGGCATTGTCATCACCCAGCACTTTCTCGATGAGGTCAAAGACCATTTCCCGGTCT